TATGAAACAGTTTACTGATAAAATCCCATCAACAAAGTTCAATGAAACAGAGTTAAGAGTAGATCTACCAAATGGTGCTAGGATAACATTACTCGGAGCAGAAAATTCTGATGGATTGAGAGGTATATATCTGGATGGCTGCGTAATCGATGAATACGCTAACATTGATGGAAAGCTATTTGCAGAGATAATTAGACCAGCTCTATCAGATCGTAAAGGCTACTGTGTCTTTATTGGTACACCTGCTGGAATGAACAACAACTTTTATGATCTATACCAACACGCCAATGGCGCAGAAGATTGGTTTAACTACAAAGCTAAAGCAAGTGATACAAAGATAGTTGACCAGGAAGAGTTAGACAAAGCAAAAGAAGTTATGGGTGAAAAAAAATACCTTCAAGAATTTGAGTGCGATTGGATAGCCAATATAGAAGGTGCAATCTACGGAGAAGAAATATCTAATCTAGATGATAAGAAGCAACTAGCCAGAGTTCCCTACGATCCTACTTTGCCTGTCTCAACTGCCTGGGATCTCGGTGTCGCAGACCACAGTAGTATTATATTTTTTCAACAGAAAGGTACGGCAGTACAGATAATAGATTACCATGAAGAAAGAGGTCATGGCTTACCCCACTATATTCAGTTGCTAAACGAAAAACCTTACATCTACAAAGATCACTATGCACCACACGACATTGATGTACAGGAGTTCGGCAATGGCAAAACCAGAAGAGAGATTGCATATCAGTTAGGAGTTAGGTTTAAAGTAGTACCGAAGCTACCAGTAGAAGAAGGTATTCATGCAGTAACAATGTTGTTGAATAGATGTTGGTTCGATACAGACCATTGCAAAAAGTTAATAGATGCGTTAAGACATTACCACAGGAAGTATGTAGACAAGTCAAGAATGTTTAGATCTAAACCTGTACACGATTGGAGTAGTCATGCTTGCGATGCGATGCGCTACCTAGCAGTTGGTTTACAAGAAATTAATAGTAGACAAAATGCTCCACAAAGTGTAGCAGATAATAACTATAGGATTATATAATTATGGGTTCAATATTTAGAAAACCAAAAATGCCAGCGTTGCCACCACCTCCAGCTCCTGTTGAGCCACCAGAGCCAGAACTTTCTGCAGAAGAACAAGCAAAGATTGATAAAGAACAAGCTGCAATTGAAAGAAGAAGAAGAGGTAGAAAGTCTACAATACTTACTGGACCACTAGGAATACAAGAAGATAAGGAAGAAAAACTAAAAACTTTATTAGGAGATTAATATGTTAGATAAAATTAAAAAAGCTATCAAGAAAATGACACCTGCTAAAAAAAAAGCAGAACCTAAATTTAATAACATGAATGATTTACAAAATGCAGTAGCAGTAAATAGAGAAACAAAATCTGAAACTAAATCTGATACTAAATCATCTTTAACTTTCGGAAAATAATATGCCAGCATTTGATTTTTCTGGATACTCTACTAAAAATTATACATCACCTTCTACTAATAATAATAATGGAAACAATAATAGAGAAACATACAGAACATCTAATGCTTACAAAAAAACAATTGATCCTGGAGTAAAAAGAAGAAACGAACTAGCAATGAAAGTTGCTAAAGAAAAAAAAGACGCAGAAGCATTTAAAGATTATTCATATCAACCACCTACAGGTTTAGCAAGATTTTCACCTCTTGCTCAAGGTTTACATATTACAGGTTTAGGTAAAAAAGGATTTGAAGTAAATAAATCTTATTATGAAAGAAATGTTATTGGAAAAGCAAAACCAGGTGGTGGATTTTATGGTGCATCTATAGATGATTATAAAGGTTATATGCAAGGAAGAGGGTCTGGTACAGTTGATGCAATGGGAAGAACAATTAATAATCGTGATGAAGGTGGTGGTCAATTAGTTCAAAAAAATATTGGTGGAAGAACTTTACTCACAACAACACCAACTACTGCAGAAGTTTCTCAAAGCAAAGCAGCACAAGTAGAAGATAGTGTTGAATTAAAAAAAAAAAGAATTAAAGCAAAAGGAAGATCACCAACAATCATGACAGGAGTTACTGGTGCAACTGGTGGCTTGACTTTAGGTAAACCAAGTTTATTAGGAATGTAATATGGCACAATCAGAAAAAGCAAAAATTTTATTATCAAGATTTGACAGACTAAAAACTCAAAGACAAAATTGGGAAAGTCATTGGCAAGAAGTTGCAGACTATATGCAACCAAGAAAAGCAGACGTTACTAAAACAAGATCTAAAGGTGATAAAAGAACTGAACTTATTTTTGATAGTTCACCATTACAATCAGTAGAATTATTATCAGCATCACTACATGGTATGTTGACTAACCCATCTACACCTTGGTTCTCTTTAAAATTTAAGAACGAAGGAATGGAAGGAGAGGATGAAGCTAAAGCCTGGTTAGAATCTGCTACTGAAGTTATGTACTCTGCATTCAATCAATCAAACTTTCAACAAGAAATATTTGAACTGTATCATGATCTAATTACATTTGGTACGGCAGCAATGTTTATCGAAGAAGATGATGAAGATAATATAAAATTTTCTACAAGACATATTAATGAAATGTATATTTCAGAAAATGACAAAGGTAGAATTGATACAGTATTTAGAAAGTTTAGAATATCTGCAAGAGCTGCAATACAAAAGTTTGGTAGCGTATCAACTAACATTGCAGTTATAGCAAAGAAAGATCCTTACGAAGAAGTATCAATACTTCACGCAGTTTATCCTAGAGCAGACTTTGATCCTAAGAAACAAGACAAAGAAAACATGAAGTTTGAATCTGTATACTTAGACGCAGATAGTGGAGACGAATTATCTGTATCTGGTTTTAGAGAGTTTCCTTTTGTAGTACCAAGATACTTAAAAGCATCACACGAAATTTATGGTAGATCTCCTGCAATGACAGCATTGCCAGACGTTAAGATGCTAAATGAAATGTCAAAAACTATAATCAAGTCTGCGCAGAAACAAGTTGATCCACCTTTACTTGTTCCAGATGATGGTTTTATGTTACCTGTAAGAACAGTACCAGGTGGTTTAAATTTTTACAGAGCAGGAACTAGAGATAGAATTGAACCTCTAAACATTGGTGCAAACAATACACTAGGTTTAAATATGGAAGAGCAAAGAAGAAACTCAATTAGAAATGCTTTCTATGTTAATCAACTTATGATGCAAGATGGTCCACAAATGACGGCAACAGAAGTTATTCAACGTAACGAAGAGAAGATGAGATTACTTGGTCCAGTTCTTGGTAGACTTCAATCTGAATTATTAAAACCATTAATCGATAGAGCGTTTGCAATATTGATGAGAAGAAATTTATTTGCACAAGCACCAGACTTTTTATCTGGTCAAGAAATAGAAATTGAATATGTATCACCACTTGCTAAAGCACAAAAATCTACAGAGTTATCATCTATCATGAGAGCAGTAGAAATTTTAGGTAGCTTATCAAATGTTGCTCCAGTATTTGATCACATCAATATGGATAAATTAGTTAGACACTTAACTAGCATTGTTGGTGTACCTCAAAAAATTTTAAAGCCACAAGCTGAAATAAATGCTGAAAGACAACAAGCAGCACAACAACAAGAACAAATGCAACAGATGCAACAAGTTCAACAACTAGCAGAAGCAGGAGGAAAAGTAGCACCATTAGCAAAAGCATTGCCAGAAGAAGCGCAAGCAGTAGCTAATGCAGACGCAGAATAATATGGAAACAAATAAACAGTTGGAAAACATAATTAAAAAACTAAAAGACAATTATCAATATATTTTTAATACAGACGAAGGCAAAGAAGTTTTGTCTGACTTAGAAAAAAGATGTCATTATCATTCTACCACCAACATAAAAGGTGATAGTCATGAGAGTGCATACATGGAAGGTCAACGTAGCGTACTTCTATTTATAAAACAAATGCTACAAAAGGAGAATAAAAATGTCAAATGAACAGATAACACAAAATGATGTGCCTGTAGAAGAGACAACACAAACTACTACAGACACTCCTCAAACAATTGAACAACCTTCAACTGTTGCTAAATCTTGGAAAGAAACAATCTCGGAAGAGTTTAGAAATGATCCTAATATTTCTAAGTTTACTGAAATAGATGCGTTAGCTAAAAGTTATATCAACGCAACTAGAATGATTGGTCAAGATAAAGTTGCAGTACCAAATGAAAACTCAACAGACGATCAATGGAATGAAGTGTACGGAAAACTTGGCAGACCAGAATCTGCAGATAAATATCAGTTAGAAGTACAATCAGAAACAGCTCCATTAGATGAAAGTGCAATAAAACAATTTGCAGAGAACGCTCATCAACTTGGTTTAAATAATAAACAAGCGCAAGGTATTCTAGAGTTCTATAAAAATTCTATGGAAGGTTCTATTCAACAAGCAAGAGTAGATACTGAAACTGCTCAAGCAAATGCTGAACAAGAACTTCGTAAAGAATGGGGTAGATCTTATGACGAGAATATAAAAAAAGCTGGTGCTATTGCTAAAGCAAACATGAGTGAAGATATTCTTAACATGGAATTAAAAGATGGTACTCGTATTGGAGATCATCCTTCTGTGATAAAAGGTTTTGCAAGCATTGCTAATCTAATGTCTGAAGATAAATTAGTAAGTACAGAAAGTGAGAATGTTGATAGAGGTACAGACTATGAGGCTGAAATCAGTAAACTTGTTAATGATAGAGATGGTCCATATTGGAATAAAGCACATCCAGATCATGACAAAGTAGTTCAACAAGTATTTACTTTAAGAACTATGATCAATGGATAAAGAAGAATTAAGATTAGAAATACTTCGTATTGTTGTAGAGAGTGGATCAGAAAATCAAAAATCTAATCCCTTGCCAATCTGCGAAGAATATTATAAATGGGTTTGTAAGGCGAGTGAAAATTCGCCTAACAAAAGTAAGACAATTCGTAAGAACCTTACCGACAAGAAGGAATAGACTCTAGTCTAACAGACTTTAAATGCAAGAGAAGCCAGAATTTCTGATAACGTCTCTGTTTTGTTTTAACATTAACTTAACAATTAAGGAGACATAATATGTCAACTGAAATAACAAAAGCATTTGTAGAACAATACAGTTCAAACATACAAATGTTATCACAAGCAAAAGGATCACTTTTAAGAGATAAAGTGAGACTTGAATCTGTTACAGGGAAGAATGCTTTCTTCGACCAAATTGGTTCTGTAACTGCAACTGTAAGATCAACTAGACACTCTGACACTCCACAAGCAGATACTCCTCACTCAAGAAGAAGAGTTTCACTTGTTGACTATGAGTTCGCAGATCTTGTAGACGATCTAGATAAAGTAAGAATGTTAGTAGATCCTACTTCTAGCTATGCACAAGCTGCTGCTTATGCAATGGGTAGAGCGATGGATGATGCAATTATTGCTGCTGCTACAGGAGCATCTGATACAGGTGTTGCTGGTGGTACTTCTGTTGCATTACCTTCTGCTCAAAAGATTGCTGAAGCTGGAACTGCTGGTTTAACTATCGCTAAATTAAGACAAGCGAAAGAAATCATCGATCTTGCTGACGTTGATCCTTCACTAAAAAGATACATCATCGTATCTCCAAAACAGATCACAGATCTATTAGGAACTACTGAAGTAACTTCAAGTGATTTCAACACAGTAAAAGCGTTAGCATCTGGTGATGTTAATACTTTCTTAGGTTTTGATTTCTGTGTAACTAACAGACTAACAATCGCTTCAAGCAAAAGAAAATGTATCGCTTTCGTACAAGATGGTGTTGCATTAGCTATGGGTAAAGACTCTACTGCTAGAATCGATGAAAGATCTGACAAAGGTTACGCAACTCAAGTTTACTATTCTGCTGCGTTCGGCGCAACTAGAAT